CATTAAAACGATGGCTTATACTCACCGTTAGCAAACATTTAACTTAATCAACTCGTCATAAACTTCGTTCCAAAAACCATCATTGTCTGGCATTTTTTTTCTTCGTTCTACAAACCAAATAGCATCTTCATATTTGTTGTTTAAGTCTATTGCTTTCAATAAAGGACACTGCATTTTGCACATTTTTTATTTACGCGTTATATCTTCGGCTTGCTCAATTCATACTTGTCAATGTTATAAGCGATTTTAGTAAGGCACTGTTTAAAAGGAAGTTTTGCGACTTCTTCAAACTTTGTGATGTCGTCATTAGCAAGTCCAACGAGCGCGTCATACCATCCCCACTTCTGACTAAATGCTTTTTGCTTGTCGTTTGCGCTTCCGCCCTCAAAGATTTCAGGGAACTCACTAATAATTCCCTCGCTAAATCGCAAAAAAAAACATGCGCCCCTAGTGCTATACTTGACGGCCATTGCTTCATAACATCAGCGTACTTGAATGAACCTTCATATGATTCAATCTCGTAAAGGTCATCGTGCTTTTTTATAATTGGCCTATACAATACCGCCATCATTCGATGCATGAACTCAAAGTTGTTTTCGTAAGTCTTTAAATCTGTAAACTCGCCATGTGTCATCTCGTTTAAATTCGGATTGAAACCGTATTCAACACCATCAAATGTAAACCGCTTGATTAGCTTAGTTGGCTGCACCGATAAGAACTCGACCAACGTGTTCAGAATCTCGTCACGGTCGCGCATTTTCATTCTTAGGGCTTCGTCTGGCTTTATTCCCGTCACTATCTCAATGAGTTTAACCGCCACAACATCCTCGTCACCTTCGAGCGCGCGAATCTTCTGCAGCGTTCCCAATGTGATTTCTTCAAATGATGTTGGTAGTGTGATTTTCTTTCTCATTTAATTTTTCTTGGTTAATCGCTAACAGAGAATAAAACCCATGCTGCGCACGTTTTTTATTCGGGTGTTAGGCACAATACATTTCTTCTTTCAACTTTGTAATTTGCCCTAATACTTCATACGGTGTTTTATCCGTTTGGCTTTCGGTTGTTATCTTGGCAAGTGCAGCCATTAACATTTTACCTTCTTCTGTGTTTGTGTTAATTTCGTTTATATTTTTCATCTTTAAAAGTGCCTAACATCAGCTAAATTTAATTGCCTTGCAAGGTCTTATTATAATTTGATGGCTAGTATTTACGGCAACTAACCTTAGCCTTACCATTAGCTGCAAATACAATCATCATGTATAGTTCGCTAATATACAAAATATTTACCCGCGTTTGGCTTGCCTAACAATTTAATCACGCTATACCTTGCAGCGTCAATCAAGTGATTATGGTCATCAATAGGCGTTTCGCTCTTGCGGTCGCTCCATTGGTAGTTGTTCAGTTCCTTAGCTATGTTGGCGCTGCGTGGTGTTACTACAAGTTTGTAGTCCAACATCATCCGGATGCTTTCAGCGACTCCCATCTTATCGCATGCCTTGATGTTTAAAGGTTTGGCCTTTAATTCCGCGATCAATCGAGGCTCGGCATTATCTCCAACAATTAAACCCGTTGCGCCCGCCTCGCGAAAGTTCGCGTTGTAGATTGCTTGCGTGTCCATTGATTGTTTATAAAGGCATTCGTCTAAATAAATGACCATGCGTTTACTATCAATAGCAACTTTAACAAGTGTCGTTGGGTCTGTTGCATATCCATAATCTTGCCCCCATATCGAAGGAAGCGAATCGTCAAAGTCTCCGAAATGCCAATTGTCAAATATAACACCTTCGGCACGTTCCAACCACCCACCCAAAATCTTGTGCTTGTATTTTGATGGGTTGTTTACCTTCATCAACTCGATGCCGTCCAGGAACGATTGACTCAAGTTGTCGAGGTTATCTGTGTACGTTGAATGAATGTACCGCACATTACCTTTAATACCGTTAAAACCTTCTTTGACACCCATCCCCTCGAAGAAACGTTTGTAAATCCAATGCTCTTTTGTGGCTGGGTTCAAAATGATTATTACGCGGTTATGAAAGTCTTTTATTCTTACGCTGAAATCAATGTCATCAAATACTTTCTCATCGTTTAGTTCTTCCGCTTCGTCTAAAATCCAAGTGCTTACGCCTTGCAATGATTTCAAATTAGCAGTTTGCGTTCCTTGTGATGTCTTGATGCCTCGAAATAAAACCTCACTACCTGTCAGCGTGTTTATTATTTCCGTTTGCTTAACCTGCATGTGTTCAGAAACACCACTCAATTCAATCTTTTCGGTAAACTCTGGAATCACAGAAATATGCGCTGATGTCATTGTAAAACGAGTAAACAATATTCGCGTCTTTTGCTCAAAGGTTAATTGAACCGACCGAACACCAACACCAAACGACTTGCCCGAACCACGCCCGCCCGTTAAAATAAAGTAGCGGCTTTCGGTGTCAGTCCATAAAGGACTGAATTTGTCGTTGATTCTTATTGGTGTCAATTATGTCAAATGTTTTTTAATAGAATCTCTTATGATTCCCTCACACCATTCATCTAACAACATAATGCTTGCTACAACTGTTTTTAATAACGTTATTGGAACGTAAGCGATAACAAAAATATACATAAATACTTTTTTCATAATACTATTGATAAGATTGATATACCTTCTCTAGTTCTTCCATCCATTTAAGCCATTTACGAGGAGCGCAAGAACATGGCACTACTAACTTATGGCTAAACACGTGGGCATGTATTGCGGCTATTGTTTGGCGTTGGTCGCTGCGTAGCGATTGAGTGCCTCTAATAGCTTCAAAATCTGCGTACATAGTTTCGGTCATACATTGAACGTTTGACCAATTAGAAACGAGTTTATTTAGTTTCGCCTTACGTTCATCGCATCCACAATCTTCGCCATCATTCCAAATAGCAGATTTTACAGCTTCGGTTATTTTTGCTAATGGTTTAGAGTTCAAAACATCCTCTACCATGTCGCCTAGCCCTTGCTGCTTTGCGTTGCGTTTAATCGCTCTAATTGATGGCTCTGATAGTTTGTATGCTTTCGCTAGTTCTTTCGTTGTAGCCCCTTCTTTGAGCTTGTTTAGTATTTCGATGTTTCTTTCTCCGGTTGTCATAGTTGTAAAACTTTTTCTTTTGTTATTTCAAAATCATAGTGCCAGCTTTCATTTATCCCACAGCTAACAGCATAAGAAATACCACTTTGTCTAAGTAATATCCCCGTAATAAATCGCTCGTCTTGCTCTTTATCTGTGAGTAAATAAATTCTGTCGCCAATATCATATTGGTTATCAAGTAGATTCATCTCTTTGTTTTGCTTTTAATCCGTTGCTTAACGTAGTTGATTTCGTTCCTTAATGTTTGCGCGCCTATATTCGTGGCCTCGCTCAAACTTCTTATAGAATGATTATCTAAAGCGTAAGCCGTGAACACCATTCGAGGAAAGAAATGTATTTGCTTCAACTCATTCTCAATATCGTTTTCAATGTCGTGTTTATCCAACACCTCATCCATCGTATCACGAATTGCAACATTATGAATGAATGCGGCTTCTTCCTTTTTTTGCCTTTCCCTGTCTCGGTAAATATCGCCAATCTTAGACCTAACTATCAAATACAAATATGCCTTGTTTGGTTCGCCCTTGTACTCGATGCGATCTAAATTACCCTCGCATTCCTGAATTTCTAACAGCTTTAAATAAACGTCCTGCACTACATCTTGAGCGTTTTCATCGTCAGCGCCTAAGTGATACGCCATTGCCAACAGTTCGCCCCTGAATTGCAAGAAGTCGTTTATGTTCATTCTGTTTTAATGAATTGCACTGGGTTAATTTTAAACGCCTCGCCCTTGTTGCTATGGTCAATGTCTAATTTGTCACCGTACTTTTTAGGCATCAGTTTGGATAGTTCCCATTTCTTAGCGTCTATCTTTAGCCGTTGCAACTGAACCCATGCAGAATCAATCTTGCCCGTTTCGGGGTCGCGCTGCGGTTCTTCTAAGTAATCCCTTTCGATGCTGTCAAATTTAACCTCAGCCCTTTCTATTAGAGCGTGCGCGTATTGGGTACTTTTAGCGTCATCATGCAACATTTCACGCCATACTCTTTTGCTAAATGTATCTTCTTGGGCTAGGGCATTATTTAAAGACATGCCTTTGCTGATTCTATCACAAATCAAATCGAAGATTCTTTCCTTCTCTGACTTAGTGTATGCCATCACTTTTTGTTTTTCCATATTTGGTATGACATTGCTTTTCGTTGCGCTGTCAATCGGTATTCCTCATTCATGTAGTCATCAATCATGCAACGGTCTAAAAACTGCTGCTCTGTTTCGTGTTCTATTGGGTACGGTTGTTTCATAGCTTACGTGTTTTTATATGCCCGATTGAATCCGTTTACTAGCAACGGTTTTCGGTTAAACATTGAATCTATTATTTCATCTTTTGTGAATAAATGAATATAATGGTCAGTTGTAACGGGGTCACTATATCCCTCTCTAAGATTCGTTTCTTTATCGTAAAATTCAAAACATGGTTGCGGAGAAATAAGCATCGGAGGTTTATTTGCAACACAAAGACCCCATTCAATGTCAGGCATTGTTTTGTGCTTGCTTATTATTGATAAAGGGCCATAAGATGAAAAGTTCATCTTTCCGAAATCATATCCCAAATCAATTAGATAACTTAACAAATCATTCATAGCTGCCATCCTTTTACGCCTTGAATAATATTGTCGTTATTTGGGTCGCGCCACGTGTTGCTGAAGTTATCGTAGTACGCTTTAATAAAATGCACCTCGTCCGCGTTTTCAATTTTAACGGTTACGGGTGTAAGGTGTGGCGGGTATGTGGCGGTCATGTGT